CAACTCTGGATCCAGCTCAGCAGCTTTTAAGAGTGCTTCCATGGTTGGAATGTCCATGCCTTTTACAATCTTTTGGAAGATCCTATGGTTACCAAATTTCAGTTGGACCTTCCTAAGGTCTCTGGAAATAGTTGCATCCTTGACATCTTCTTCATACATGTCTAGGTCAACCTCTGGCAATTTCCCCCTTGATATCCCAAAACCATAGCTAGTTCTCTTAAACAACATGTACAGTAGGAAATTGATTCCTGGCATCCCTGCACTGTAATCTGAATCCACAGGGAAGTACCCTAGGGATGGATCTTTGCTTTGCATCATGAGATCAGTTACTTTAGAACTCAAAGGGTGCGAACCAACTCCAAGCATCAAGTAATGCATCCAAGACTGACACAGCTGTATGACAGATGTCTCAAAGACTGATCCTCCTCCTTCTAGTACAGTAGTTGCAGTGTTGTAAAAGTTGCTGATTCTATCTATGAATTTCTCAACTATCCCGACTTCCAGACAGGCTGACACCCAACGGAATGTTGGCTTGTAGGTTGTTTTCCTGATGCTCCATTCAGAGTTATACTCTATAAGATCAGATGATCCAATACAGGATTTTTCATAGCTGGGGTATATGGACACATAACGAGATGCTCTCTCTTTCCAGTGTAGCATGATTGAGCCCAACTTGAGCAATGTGCTAGGTTTTTTTCCTGACAATGTGATCAATTCTCCAGAGTCATCACTACCCTGAATTATTGTGATCACAGAGCTCACTTTCTTTCTGGACAAGTACATCTTCTGTATTATTGACATAGCAACTTGTAAGATAGCGTGGAAGAGAGAGCTCAGATAATGTAGTATGCCTTGCATCATGCCTGACTTTATCATCATTCTGTTTTGCTTTGGTTCAGGAAAGATACCTGTTCCAGTCTCAAATTCCCTTTGCATCCTTTTATATATTGGATTGGATTCTACATTTTTATTGGACAAGAAGTTGGCCACAAATTGGAGTGGAAACACTATAATCTTGCAGGTCCAGAACCATAATATCCTTAAGACTCCAATAATAAATATAGATGGTAAGATCCCTGATAAAGCAGCTGCAAATTTAGAGGCATGATGTCTCTGGCACCACTTAGAAGCATCTGCAGATTTCCCTAGAGTTAGCCTCTCAGAGGGCAGTTCAGACTCAGCCAAGTTATAGTGAGTTCGTACAAAAGTTTCTTTCAGATTAGGGTGAGTTAGACTGTCAGATGGGGTCATGTCACATAGTGTTCTAGAAATTCTTTCTATGTACATTTGTATCAACCTAGCTTTAAACTGAAGAACATGTATCTCCCTATCTCCTCCATGTTGTGGTTTTGGGAAGATATCACTATAGAAGTAACCCTTGTTTTCTATGCAGCTCAGAGCCCATGGCACTAGCTGTACAATGTGGTCTACATCAGACTTCTTAGTGTCTTTAAGATATTCCTTTATGCAGTTTGATAAAGACTCCATCACTTTAGGTCTTGATTTAACATCTTCTGGGTTAGATGCAATGAGAGCTTCTTTTATTTCAGCAGTTGTCATTCCCATCTTAAGTGCTGGAACCTGAAACTGGTGCTCATAGCTCCTTGAGCTCACCTTGAGGGTGGCAATCTCTAAGAAAGATATGCCTGCTAGTTTCTCTATTAAGTTTGTTTCCATCACATCCCTCCAAGAATCTCCATACCTTTCCTCTAAATGTTTTTTGTAAAAGAATAATAGGGTTTTAAGCATAGAGGAGTGTGTTTGGTTATCTTTCACACTCATTTCATCAGTAAAGAGTGGGTGGTCATCATCCCTATACTTGTATTCTTGTTCTACAATCTTCTTCATGATTTTGAAGTTTCTATCAGCTCCTCTACCTCTTTCTTTGGAGATTACATACCCAAAGTAAAATTCATTTAGCTTTTGTCGGAAAGTTAGAGGCTCATTGCTGAATATTCCTCTGAGCCAGTCATACTCTAGTGTTGTAACTCCAGATTCTTCAACTGGCACCTTCTTTGGGGTTCTTTCTGTGAATCTGGTAATTTCTTGGCAGGTCCTTTTAAACAAGTAACATGTCAACCTGCTTTTATACATTTCGGGTAGTCTCTTGACAAATTTAAAGGGGTTAGGTTGAAGATCCTCTAGCACACCCATGTTGAGATATCTCTGATTTGTCATTAGTTCTTCTGAGTCAGTTTTATTATTTAAATATAGCAAGTATATCCCAGACATAGTTTTTGATATGTGGTTTGAAAACTCAGACACCTTATCTAGTGGTGTGTCCATGTTTGATTGAAGATGTATTAATATTGAACCCATGTAAGGACCTGATTTCACAAAGTGTTCAATTGTAGGCTCATTATATGAGCAGACATCCGTGAAGATGTAGTTTCTACTCTCAAACAGAGAGGGTCCTATTCGCCCTGTGTCCCAGCTCTTGAAGTCTTTCTTAGGGAAAGCATAGCTCACAAATGTGTGATCCCCTACACATCTCACAACCATCTGAACTTTTCCCCACCATTTTTTATAAAAGTCAGCTCTTTTAATCCAGTACTTATAGCAATAACATACCTCAGTAAACAAACCTGACAACATGGAAGCATGGGATACAAGCTCTGTTTTTGAGAACTTCTCCAATAAAGTTAAACTCAGTGGTTCATCGTCTGTCCACAGTTTTTTTTGCATCTGCCATCAATCTTAGCATATCTGATGGTATAGATTGGAACCAGTTTGAGTCAAGTTGCTTTAAGTTTTCACGAGATATGAATTCTTCTATATCATCCACTGGAGTGTTCACAGGGTGGAAGCTCAACTTAGATGTCTCTTTTTTTAGCTTGTAGGCTTCGGTCATTTTCATGCTTTTCCCCCACAATCCAGTGGTACTAGCTTCTTCTTTCAAGTCATCTGACATTCTGCAATTGAAACATTGAGACCTCTGTATTCTGTGCTGCTCAAAATCTTGCTTACCTAGAGCCTCTTTCTGTTCAACTTCTCTGTCCACCACAACCTCAGCCACCTCTTGGCTAGATTTCCATATCTCTTTAAGGAAATTGGGTAAATTTGATGTTTCCAGATCCAGTTCATAATCAAATCCTTCTGTTGAGTTGTCTCTTGGAATCACCATTGGTATGTTGCACACACGTTTTTTATCTGTTCTACAGCCAGTTCCATATGAGTCTATGTAATCTTGCAAGTCTGAGTTCTTCCCCGGAGTCACCTCCTGTGCCTCTAACCTGCATTTTCTCAGCAGCCTAGCTGTCTTCTTCATCTCTGATTGTGTAGGCGGCTTTTGAAATGAGAGTATCTTTTCAACTGGGAAATCTTTAGATGTCTTGAGATCAGATATGTGTTTCCTACTCAAATCTGCTACCACTGATCTGACAATTCTCAGCTTTGGATTGTCATTCTCAGAAACCAGACTCCTTCCTTCTATCTTCTCCAAACTGCTGTGTATAGCAAGGCCAGCTCTAAATCTGTGACATAGTGCATTTACAGTTTGAGCTGATAGAGTTAAATTGGTCATTATGGAATCTGTGCTAACCACTATCACACCAACCTGGTATGAGTTATGATCTGCAACAGACTTATAGTGTATGATTTTCTCCTCAAACCTATCATTCAACACCCTCTCCTCTGGTGATCGAGATGTTGCAACCTCGATGAATAACTTGTGGGTTGTGTCCACATAGTCAGGAGAGAGGTTTGTCTCAGGCCCTTTCAGTCCAAGTTTCCATAACTTCATGTCAGATGTTCCATCTAGCAAGTTGCAAACACATTCATGGGGGATTTTTCCGATGATCTCATCATCTGACCTGATCAATCTTGTCTTCCCAAGGATGTTGATGCGGTATCTCCTCCCTCCTTTCTCGAGTACACTAAAATTGATCTTGTATCTGGGCTTCTTTGATGCAGTTGCTTGTAGAACCTTCTTATCACCAATCTCAGACACCAGATCAGATAACTCAAAATGTGAGTCAATAC